GGACGGACGGTCATTCCGGTATCATTGGTTCTCAACATTGAGGACCAGGCAGGCACGGACAATCACTACATCTGGTCAACCACCACGAACAGCATTGGGGCTGGCACATCGACTTCTATGACGATCAGCCCAATGCGTACAGACGCCCCGCACTCTTCGGCGTGCAGCGCCTACAGCCTGTACACGGGCAACGCGACGGCGGCGACTGGCCTCATTGAAGTTGCTCGGTGGGTGGATCCGTTCGCTGCGGCAGCGGGCACGTCCCCGTTCCAGCTCGTGTGGGACATCAAAACGGCCTCGAACATCCCAGTGTTGGTTGGGCCTGCGACGTTGCAGGCGCACATCATCGCAACGAGCACAGACGCCGAGGGCTTCGGTGAATATGTGTGGGCTGAGTTCGAGACTCCAGCATTAGTGGACAAGCAGTAGAAGTAAAACCCTGAAGTAGGGGGTGGGGGCTAAAGCCCCTGCCCCCCCTCACGGCACAGAGGGTACATAAATGGCAGCTTTTGGTATCAAGGCGATCCAACCACAGGACAACTCCCATATCCTTGGGTTCGCGACAGCTCGCGATACGACAGACGAGTCGTTGCTGGAGATATGGAACGGACCCAACTCTGGGACTCTTGTCTGCACGATAGACAAGGACGGCCAGATTCAGATAGCCAGCGGATCGGCGTCTCGTCCTAGTTACAGCTTCGAGGCCGACAAGGACTCTGGGCGCTATATGTCTGCCGCAGGCACGTTCCTCGACGTGATCGCTGGAACGGCGGTAGGCACCTGGACGGCTGGCAAGCTGGCCCTGGCAGGGGACTTGGAAGTAGGCGATGACGTTACGCTGAAATCGGACGCAGCAGTCTTGAACTTCGGAGCTGACTCGGACGTAAGTCTGACGCACGTTGCCGATACTGGTCTACTCCTGAATAGCACCCGCCAACTTCAATTCAATGACTCAACGCAGTACATCGCTGGTACGAGCGGCACAGTACTGTCTATCGCGGCTACTGATGAGATCGACCTTACTGCTACTGCAATAGACCTGAACGGCACATTAGATGTGTCGGGCACGATCACTGTAGCTGGTAATGCAGACCTCAATGGAGATTTGGATGTAGACGGCACCACCAACCTAGATGCAGTAGACATTGATGGTGCGGTGCAAATTGATTCAACGGTTACGGTTGGAACCGATGGAAGCGGCCAAGACGTAATCTTCTACTCTGACACTGCTGGCGATCATGTCTTTTGGGATTCTAGCGCAGAGAAACTCACGATCACGGGGACCAACGGTGCAACCGCCCTAGATATAGCCGATGGAAATGTGACGATCTCAGACGACCTAGATGTAGACGGTACGTCAAATCTAGATGTAGTAGATATTGACGGAGCAGTAGACATGGCTAGTACGCTGCAAGTAGATGGGGCGATAACAGGCTCTAGCACCATACAGGGCACGACAATCACTGCTACGACAGCCTTTGTTCCTGACGCATCAGATGGGGCTGCGCTAGGTACAACGTCACTAGAGTTCAGCGACCTGTATCTTGCCGATGGCGCGGTCATCGGATTAGGCGATGACCAAGATGTAACCCTGACTCACGTTGCCGATACCGGACTGCTGTTGAATTCCACGATGGCGCTGCAATTCAACGACGCATCACAATACATCAACGCTCCGTCAGCCACGGTACTCGATATAAACGCGACTGACGAGATAGAGCTGAACGCAACTCTTGTTGATCTGAACGGAAACCTTGATGTGTCCGGTACGACTACCATGACGGGAGTAGCCACGTTTACGGCCACTCCGGTGTTTAGCTCTGACCTCACAATCGAGGATGACCTGTATCTGGACAGCGATGCGGCAGTCATCCACCTGGGTGAAGATGGAGATGTCACGCTAACTCATGTTGCCGACACGGGCGTTCTGCTCAACGGCACCATGCAGCTTCAGTTCAACGATTCCTCTCAGTACATCAACGCACCGTCAAACGCTATTCTCGACATCAATGCTACCGACGAGATTGAGCTCAATGCAACATTGGCTGATGTAAATGCTAACCTAGATGTTTCGGGTACTATAGTTGGAGCAAGTACCATTTCAGGCACAACGATCACTGCATCCACAGCATTTGTTCCAGATGCATCAGACGGAGCCGCACTAGGTACAACATCATTAGAGTTTAGTGACCTATTCTTAGCAGATGGTGCACAAATAGCGTTTGGTGACGATCAAGAGGTGACGTTAACCCATGTAGCTGACACGGGCCTTCTGCTTAGTGATGATTCCGGCATTGGAACTACGCAACTACAGTTTGGCGATTCTGGAACGTATATCCACCAGTCAGCAGATGGTGTTCTCGACTTAGTAGCAGATACTGAAATTGAGATCAACGCCACTACGATAGATGTGAACGGTGCGCTGGATGTATCTGGTACTAGTACGCTTACTGGTGCAGTAACTGCTACAGCAGGTGTTCTTCCTGCTGCGAGCGATGGTGCTGCACTGGGTTCTGCATCGCTAGAATGGTCAGATCTGTTTTTAGCAGATGGTGCGGTTATCAACTTTGGCGATGACCAAGACGTAACCCTTACCCACGTTGCAGACACGGGGTTGCTACTCAACACCACAATGCAGCTTCAGTTCTATGACTCGTCTCAGTTCATCAACGCTCCATCGAATGCCATTCTTGATATCACTGCCACTGATGAGATTGAGCTAAACGCGACCGCCATTGATCTGAACGGTACGCTGGATGTATCTGGAACGCTAACTCTAGCTGGAAACGCAGACTTTAATGGCGACCTAGACGTAGACGGCACTACGAACTTAGACGTAGTAGACATCGACGGTGCGGTAGATATGGCTAGTACTCTAGGAGTTACGGGAGTCGTCACAGCCAACGCTGGTGTCGTAGTAGACAACATCACCATAGACGGTACGGAGATTGATTTAAGCTCTGGTGATTTAACTTTAGATGTTGCAGGAGATATTAATCTTGATGCGGCAGGTGGAAATTTCTTATTTCAACAAGCCGGAACAACTTTTTTTGATATACAGTTTGATTCAAGTGATGCTCAACTTATTAGCAGAGTTCAAGACAAAGATATTATATTTAGAGGTAATGATGGTGGTTCAATCATCAACGCCCTCACCCTTGATATGTCAGGAGGAGGTTGGGGTGTTTTTAATACTGGAATAACCTGCAAAGATGGCATCTACATAAATAACGCAGATGGAAGTGCAACCGTAGGTTATTTATATAATGATTCAAATGACTTCATTATTAGAAGTTACAACTCAGACAATGATATTATTTTTAAGGGAAATGATGGTGGTTCAACCATCACAGCACTCACCCTTGATATGTCTGATGCAGGGACCGCTACGTTTAATAATAACCTCGTTGCCTCTGGTACAGGGCCACACGCGATAGGAGCCAGCGTAAATGCTGGGATGAAAGTAAATCTTGGTGGTGCCTTCACAGGAGGTAGCACAACGCCACACTCTCTTAGGGTGGACGGCAGGTTGACATCGCCATCTTCAACCAGTGTAGTATACCAGAGCTATTTTGCGAATGCGCTTACCACCGATGCTTCCAGTCATACCGTAACAACAATTGCTCAAGTAGCGATCAATGAATGTGATATAACACTTGGTTCTGGTTCGTCTGCAACTAACAGCGCATCACTCTATATCGCGAGTGCCGCAAGCGAAGCTACAAACAACTACGCACTCTGGGTGGATGCTGGAGATACCCGCTTGGATGGTGACGCCACAGTAGGTGGAAACCTCACTATCGGTGATGGTGGGGCAGAAGACCAGAAGATCGTGTTCGATGGGAACGCAGTGGACTTCTATATGGGGTTAGATGACACCGATGACGATTTCAAGATTGGCGTAGGCTCGACTGTTGGAAGCGGAGAACTGGGTTTCTTTATGCAAGCAGACACGGGTCATGTCAATATCGGGTCCGACAACTTCGCTGGTTATCAATTAACCGTTCAAGGCGACGATGAAGAAGTCACAGCCAACTTCGGGTCAGCGTTATCGTCTACTGGCGATTGGAACGGCATAGGATTCGGGGCCATGACTCAACCGAAAGCTGGAATTTTATTCAAGCGTACTTCCAGCTACGGCGTTGGCGATTTGTATTTCTGTAATAATAATGAAGCAAGTACTACCCATGTCTCTTTGGCTGACACTAGTGACTATGCCATGAGGGTAGGTTCAAATAGGGTGGTGCAGTTTTATGAGGATGTTCTAGTTACCGCCACCAAAAAGCTCTACTTCGACAGTGGATCTGACACATATATCCAAGGGGAAGTAGTAGGCAATCAGTTGGATTTCTACACTTCTGGAGTCCTCGCTATACAAATTGACGGCAATGGAAATGTAGCCATCCCGAACGGAGCATTATCCAAAGAGTCTGGTTCGTTCAAAATCGACCATCCTCTACCAGATAAAAAAGATACCCACCACTTAGTTCATAGCTTTATTGAAGGACCGAAAGCTGACCTAATTTACAGAGGTAGCACTGATCTTATTTCTGGATGGGCACAGGTGGATCTGGACGATGCGGCTGGCATGACTGAAGGCACTTGGGAGCTTCTGTGCCGTGATCCGCAGTGCTGGATACAGAACGACACAGGCTGGAGTTCGGTGCGTGGCTCTGTCGAGGGGAATACCCTGACAGTGGAATGTGAGTCAACCGACTCCGATGACACTGTAAGCTGGATGGTCGTGGCAGAGCGTTGTGACCCACATATGTATGACACAGGATGGACTGATGATGACGGTAGAGTCATCGTTGAGCCTGAGAAACCAGAACCGGAGGAAGAAGAGTAATGGCTAATGCATACTCAATGTCTTGGGACGAGGACAATGGAGCTTGAAATGGATACTAATACATATTTACCAGAGGCTTAAACGATGGCAAAAGATAAGGTTACAATCACGAACTCTGAGCTCGGAACGGTGCACGCTGCACTCAGAGAATGCGGCAACACCAAGATCCCGATGGGCGTAGCACTTCGTATGGTAGAAGTGCAGAGGCTGATCAAGGATCGCATCGAGGACGTGCAGGAGCTCAATGGCGGTCTTGTCGAGCGATACGGTATACCTGGAGAGGGCGAAGAGACGGCCACCGAGATGAGATCCGATATGCCTGGCTGGCCGGAGTACGTCGCTGGGTTCAATGATCTAATGGCCCAGAAGCTCAAGATCCCAGAACAGTTCACGCTCTACCAGGACGGCGACGAGCTCGGCTGGGCAGAGGGAACGAACGGGGTGTCACTCTCACCGAACGCGATCATCGATATGGCAGCTCTGCTCCGCATCGAGAAGGCTGAGTAGTAGCATATGGCTGTGATGGTTCAAGAGCAGCAGCTCTCGTTTGCCAGGGGCATGAACGACACCGCTGCGCCTGTCGAGTATAAGCCAGACGAGTGCGAGCTCCTCCAGAATGGGCGTGTGTCCTTCGACGGGCAGACAATCGAGCGTAGAGGCGGCAGCGAGAAGCTGCACACTACTGCTCTTAATTCTGGAGCTCAAAGCTTTGGGGCCATCGAATATCACACGGCTGCTGGCACACAGCAGCTCGTAGTGTTCATGGGCGACAAGATGTACACGTCAATCAACGAGGGCGCGTCCTGGACACAGCAAGCTACAGGCCTCACAGAGGCGTTCTGGAGCCTGGTCATCATGCGCGAGGGTGCGGCCAACGTGCTCTGTGCAGCGAACGGTGGCACGAATTCCTATCAGTGGAACGGATCCACTTGGGCCACGATATCGAACATCCCAGACGACGTGAAGTATCTGGCAGTGTTCGGTAACCGTCTCTGGGCTACAGGCCACAGCGGCATAGACGTGGTCGCTTCCAAGGTGGGAGACATAGACACCTGGGCCACCCCAGACGGGCTGACGGTCAAGGCACAGACCCATGACGGTGATATACACCTCACTGGGCTCTACCAGCTTGGTAGCGTGCTGATGGTGTTCAAAAGCGAGAGTACTGGCTACATCGAGGGATACGGGTTCAATACGCTGGAAGTCGAGGCTGGAGCTCGGGGTATATCACGATCGGTGGGCTGCGTGGGATCACGCACGATCCAGGCCGTGGGTAACCAGGGCGTGTGCTGGCTGAGCAAGCGAGGTGTGGAATCCTACCAGATCGGCGGCCAGATACAGCTTGCCACTCGCAGCATCCAGAAGTTCATGGACGGCATCAACTGGTCTCAGCTAACGGGCGATGCATCAACGGCTGTCGGCTTGTATTGGCCGCAGAAGCACGAGTACTGGTGTGCGGTTCCGCTAACCTCGTCCCAGAACGACTACATGATCGGCTATCGCCCGCCGACAGAGGAGCACCCTCCAGCACTCATGCTGCACCACTATGCGTCTTCAGACGACGATACTCTGTATGTGGACAGCAGCGGCTACCTGGAAAGAAGCGCAACGTCGGATCGAGACCTTGGCGACACGCTGCTCGGGTATCTGACGACCACGCTCAGTGGTGGCGAGTACATGACGATAGATGATGACGGGTATCTCGCATTTGCGTCCACCGTACATGACCACGCTGCACTGTTCCTGGCAGATCTGGCTGGAGCTCAGTTGACCACGACACCAATCAGTTGTGGCTACGACGGGTTCGTGCGGCAACTGGAGAAGGGTGACACAGACAACGCCGAGCCAGGAGGTACTGGTGGCGAAGACATATCGTTCAAACTCGTGACACGTCCGTTCATGTTCCAGCAGGCGATGCGCGAGAAGCGGGCTCGTGTGGTGCGTGTTTCCTCGCAGCAGGCGTCAGCCAGCGAACTGACAGTGAGGGTTAAGGCAGACGGCGTGGACAGCACGGCACATACGATGAGTTTCAGCACCTCAGTCAAGCCAACCACCAAGAAAGCCAGGGTAGGTGCCAAGGGTGTTGCGTTGCCTGTAGAAGTCACCTCTACAGCGGCTGTCAAGATAGCTGCTATTGAGCTGGCTGCTGGTGTGATGCGGGAGTCATGGTAAATGCCAGGCGGTCCCTACAGTCTGCCTCTGGGCCTGCCGCCGGAGCTCGACAGATTCCTGCGCGGGCTTGCTTCGTTCTGGGACAACCAACAGAGGGTATCGATCGAGGGACAGAAGGACACTGGCACTGGGACAGACGTGAACGTGCGGTTCGTAGCATCGAGAGCCACCCAGTTTGTGCAGGCACAAGTACAGAGCACTGCCACGAGCAAGGGCGGTGCGACCTACAGCACCAGCAGCTATGTGAGCTCGACCAGGGTGGATTGCAGGAGCAACCGCCAGCAGGATCTGACGATCAGCAGGAACGGCACGAACCGCTACTACCTGTTCTTGATTCCGGTATTCCTGGAAGGGGACGGCAGCACATACACGAAGTTCGACGGCGACGATGGAGCAGATAAGATGGCCTTCGCAGACTTGGGTACATAATGCCGATTAACACAGATACTCCACTTGTAAGGCCTCCGAAAGCGAGAGACATACAACTAAAGAAGGGCGGCTTCTCAGTGCCGCCAGATATGTTCGGCGGCCAAGCGATGAGCGACGTTGATAGATCCGCTAACTTGGAAGCTGCGTGGCAAGAGGCTAACCCAGGACAGACTTTCGATCCATCACTAGCTACATGGCAGGCTCAAGCTGCGCCAGGCGGCGGGTTCGCTGCTGGTGAAGCGCCTTCTGAATACGAGACACCTCCAGGTGCGTTCCGTGGAGAAGCTGCTGCTCCAGGGATGGAGCAGTTCGCCAGCGATGCGATGGAAACACCGAGCCGCTACGACAGTGATCTTATCAGCGACATCACTAGTCAGATCGATGCCGAGCTCGAAAACAAGAGATTGTATGCAGGAGCAGAGCTAGATGAATTCATGTCACAGCGTGGCATGGTTGGGTCCAGCGTCGAAGGCGAGCTCAGGGCGGGACTGCTCGGTGACCTCGAACGAGAACGCACGGGACGCTTAAACGAGCTTAACCAAGCAGCAGCAGACGCCTGGGCAGCCGACAGAGCTGGTGCTGCCGATATAGGGTTCAGGTCAGCCGAGTTCGAGCGCGAACTCGGTGGCGACAGAGTGAACGAAGAACGCTGGCAATCTGAATTCGGACAATCCCAGTACGAATGGGAGAAGCAGTTCGGCTCGGTATCGTCAATCCAAGAGAGGGCGCTCGATCTCCAAGAGACGGGCATGGAGTACGATGAGGCGTTCAGACGTGCCAAGATGGAAATCGAGAAGGAGCAATTCGAGTCCCAGAAGGAGCAAGAGCAGTCCCAGTTCGAGGCTTCGCTCACTGAAGCACAAACGGCTCGGATCCAGCAGTACGGACTCGATAGCGAGTCGCTCAGCTTGAGGGCGATGGAGATACAGAACAGGGCCACGGAAGCTGGGCGTGCGATGGACATAACAGAGGCGATGAACGAGGCAGAAATCGACCTCCGTCTAGAGTCGCTACAACAAGAGAAGGAGCTCGCAGGAGAAGAGTTCAACATCGCTCGCGAGCGCATCACAATACAGAACGAGCAGTTCGAGGCATCGCTGAGTCAGGAACAGTCGGTGCTCGAAGAGGCAAGACAGGGCCGTCTGCAAGAGCTAGGCCTGAGCAACCGTGAGCTCGACCAGGCTGCCGAACGGATACAGCTCGCTAATAAGGATATGGATCTACAACAGGCTCGCGACGAAGCCGAGGTCCAGTGGCGCAGTGATCAATTGCAGCTCGAAGCCGACAGACTCGGTCAAGAGC